AGTTGTATTAAATCCTTGTCTATTTACCATATTAAAATTAAACCAATCAAATTGTCCAAAACGATTTTTCCATTTGATACGAATGTTTGGATACTTTTGCTCACAAACTATATTATAAGTTAGAGATTGTCCTAAATTAGTACTGCCTGATTGTGCTTGTATTGTATAAGTTGAATAACTGCCACTTAATGGAAATCCTGCTTGAGAAGGAAATAGTGGATAAGTTTGTATTTGACCTGAAGATGAAGTTGACCCACTCAATGTATAGTATGCAGTTTGTGCTATGTCAGAAGTATAACGAATTCTGTTAGGTTGTGAGCCTGAATTTGCTACACCAACATAAACACCTGTTACACCTTTATTTGTAGTGAATGCTGATTGTGTTGCAGGTCCATCTGTCATTAGTGGCCAATGTGGAGTTTTAGCCGATATCGGTTGTCCAATTGGTTCCTGAAATATTGCATATCCATCTAATGCTTTATACACAGATGAACTTACAAAGGAACTTGTCACATAACTACTTCCTGAAAGATATTGCCATCCAAATGCAACTTTATAAAACATTACATTTGAAGTATTAACTTGTGCTAAATCTACAAGTGTTGAGTTTATTATTCTACTAAAATCAAAAATACCATAAAGAACCGTATTTGGATATTTTGCAAGAACATAATCAACGCTTCCTGAATTGCTTTCACTACCTGTCCAATAATACAGATTTGCAATATATTGAAACGCATTATTATATGTAAGCGAGCCAGATGTCTCTATAACAGAAAATACTATCGGTGATTGTGCTAGAGAACAAGTAGCAGGAGTTTGAACAATTGTTAAAGCCATTACTAATGTTTAATATATAACCGATTTGTAAGAAAAAATAGTTGATGGTTATGCTGTTCTAACACTTTTCCTTAAATCACTTGCTATTTCTTTTCCTATTGCCTTTGCAAAATCTTTATACATCTTTTTTACACCTCTATCATTCATTGCTTTTTCAGCGTAATCAAAATTAGATGGATATCTCTTTTTAAGAGTTGCAGTTGTTCCACTACCTCTACCAAATGGTTTATTCCAAAACTGTCCGTATCTGGCACCTGGTGGTGCAAAGAAAAGAGTAATCTTACTATCAAATGTTTTATCATTCCATTTGACCATTCTATCTAATGTATTGTAAGATTTTATTCTACGAGAAAGATTACCTGTATCGTAAGGTGCAATAGTTGCTGCAAGAGTTCTAATCTGTTTAGCAATCTGGTCTAACGCAATAGGTCTTCTTCTAGCCATTAACAATTAGGGTGGTTATAATATGAATTAGAAGGATATAGGTCATACAAACATCTAGGTCTATCATTGTGAGTTGTTAGAGTAAATGTTGCAACCCAACCTGCTAAACCATTATTAAAACGGTCTACAAATGGCTCACATAGAATATCATCAGTAATATCAAATGATTGTACTGAATATTGTGTAAATGATGTAAGGTCATTTAGTATTGCAAGTGTGTTTGCAAGAATATCTACCGTGTCATCAACACCATAGAAATCTATTGTTTGTTGGTTCCAATCAAATTGAGAAACATTGATTGCAGTGCCACTTTCATCAGGTCTATTTTTAATCTTGTCCGCAACTACCAATTGTATTTCATGCAAAGAAGTTGTTCCGCTAAATGTTGTGCTTAATACATTCACATTCATTAGTGGATACATTGGAAACTCTCTATCATCAACAATCTGAATATCGCCGGTTGTTACCTTTGCGATTTGTGGATGATTAGTTCCAATTGTTTTAAAATACTCTAAAACATTATAGAGTAGTGTGTAATTAACTCCCTGATTATTTTGTAAATAGTTTGACATGTATTATAATTGTATTCCCTGAAAATATTGATTTGTTTGGTCTGGATATATCTGTGTTTGATTACCAACAGACTCAAGGTATTGTGGAATATTTTGTGAATATGAAATTAAATAGTTTTGCATACGAAGTGCATAGTAGTCAGCATTTGCTTGCGCCTTCTGAAGCAAGTAATCTATTTCAGTTTTATCAGGAGCATTACCCTGTTCAGATGTTTGCTTTACAGCACCATTAGATTTAAACTGAATAGAAGAGAATGGAATATATTCTACACATGCATACCAAATCATAGTTGGTTTTACATATTCATCCATTAACTCTTTATAATACCCTGTGAATGGTGTACCATTTGAAATCTGTAATTGTAAATAATCAAATAAGACAGTACCTAATAAGTTCTTAATGTACTTATCTTGTGCAGTTCTCATAAATGGAAGTAATGCATCAGCATCTATCGCACCCTGTAGTGGAGTATTTTTAATTATATCATTTCTACTTATAAACAATGCGTAAGCCATAGTATTTTAGTTTTTTGTTTTTCTGTTATAATACGAAAATTATTTTGATTTACCAAATATTTCGTACTCTTTGTTATTAAATTCCATCATATTAAATGCTGAAATAGGTTCGTCTGGTTTAATCTCTTGCACATCAGTAGTTGTTTCATCCTCTGTTGTTGCAGGATTTTCCATACTATCATTTACATCTTCTTCTACCTGTGATACAGTCTGACCTGTTTCTTCTGCAGTTGTTGAAAGAATTACTAATGGAGTTAATTGTTCAAAGTATAATTCTAATTCTCCACCATATCCACCTTCACGAAGAATATAATCCATTGAATTAAGAAGTATATTTTGGAATGGTGCAATAGTCATTGTTTGTAAGATACTAAATGCTGTTTTCATTTCTTCAGATTGAGATGAGAAACCATTTGCTTGCGTTCTGATACCAAAAAGAAGTGGTGAAGTAATTCTGTGTCCTACTAATATTCTATCTTGTGCATATTCAGCTACATACTTAAACTTCTCATGCAGATTATCTACATTAATAACGTCCAAAGTTGGTTTAGTTGCAGGGTCATCATTGAATGAAACCATAAACTTACCGGCATTGTTAGTTCCTGTAAACTTTGCGTATAGCAAATCTTCTATGGTTTGTCTCTCTTCAGGAGCTGGAACACCATTATTAAGGTTTAACATTAAAACAGGCAGGAACCCGTTCTCTATTGAGTTTAAATGAAGATTAGATAACTCTCCCTCAATGATTGAGTATTGCATTGCTGAAACCCAATCAGGCAAACTATAATAGTATAGATTTGGAGAATAATTCTTTATCCAAAAGATTTCCATTTTCTCTGATGATGTACCAAATGCAGGTATTCTTTTTTTATCTCTAATCTTTCTTTGGTCATTCCAATCTACGCAATAATAATAATTTTGTATGCGTGGTGTATCATAAATCTTTTCAGCACGTAGTGTTTGAACAGGTACGTGGTATATTTTTATAATCTTTGTGTGGTCATCATTCCAATATACTTGCCAAGCTGCATTACCAAATAACTTTAGGTCAAATGCTGCTCTCTTAACATCTTCCTGTGGTATTAAACGATTTAGAGTATCGTTAAACGCTTCATTCTTTGAATAAAGTCCTTTACCATAGATTAAATCAGCAATACCTTCAATACATGCTGCAGTTGTTGTTGATTGATTATAGCATAGATTTGTTATTCCGAAGAAATCATCTTGTCCGAATATTCCAAAAGGTATCCAGTTATATCTGGTCTTTGTATCCTCTCTAATTATCGGTAATGCGTTGTTACCACTAATGTTTACTACTGAAAATTCTGTTTTTTGTTTCATATTCTATTTTTATTTTAGCAAGGGCCATTAGGATTATTTAGTGAACATCCTGCTCCATTTACTCTTAATGTTTTTCCACCGTGACTGAAATCCATATATGTTGTTGCACCTTGTAAGTCAAAATTAAATTGCGGTGAAGTTCCACTTGGTGTATTAAATGTTAAGCTTCCGCTTACTCTACTTCTATATAAATTACCTACACCCTGTATTGGTCCACCTGAACTACAACCTGCCTGTGTTGCTCCAGTAAATCCATAATTAATAGTAGAATTATTATACCACATTGTTCCATATGGTGTTGTGCATCCACTATCAGATGCCATATATAAATTATAAGTTATTACATTTACACCTGTTATATCACCATCCGTGCTGCCTGATACACATACATCAAACCCTTGTCCACCAATTTGATTTTGGAAATAGAAATTTGCATTTACTCCACCAGGTGCAGCAGTTGTAGTCGATGTTGTGCTTGTTGTAGAAGTAGTTGACGTAGTCGATGTTGTGCTGGTTGTAGATGTAGTTGATGTCGTAGATGTAGTCGTAGACGTCGTTGAAGTAGTTGTCGTAGTTGTTGGGCCTGCAGTTGTTGTTGTAGTTGTAGTTGGAGGGCCAGGTTGTGGACAATCACTTTCATAATATACATACTCATTTTCTGATTGACGAGATATTTCACATGGTATTTGGTCTTCACCTGCGTTAGCAATTGGTATTTGGTTTACATATGCAGGTTTATTTACACTTTGTGATGCAAATACCTGAATTGAACCATTCCAAATTGAGTCATAAAGTGTATATGGAGTTGTTGAACTAGTAATTGCAGGTCTTAACCACATTCTATATTCATCACCCGGCATAGGGTTTAATGGTATTTCTAAATTAAATGTGATACCAACCATACTTTCACATTCATTATATGACCAACTACCAGCATTGAATGCGTAATCATCTAATGATGTCATATTCTCTGTATAAACAACTAATATGTTGCTGCCAGATGGTATTTGCTTGGTTCTAATGTTGTATGAGTTATACCCACCGAGAAAATAAGTAAGCATTATGTGAAATTATTTATTATTTAACAATCATTCAAGTGAAAATAGTTAAAACAAAAAAACCCTACTCAATTAAGAGTAGGGTTTAATTATATTA